GGAAAAGTTAGGGCAGATCCCATTGAAGCGTACTTCCGCAGATGGATCAAGGACCCATCTGGCATCACAGCCCTTGTCGATCGACACCCGTAAAGGTGACGAAGCAACAAAGGGCTATGTCGGAAAACGATCGAGGTTAACTTTACAGTTACACGATCGGACGCTTCAGAGAGGTCAATGGTAGCAAGATTGCCGAGCACCGAGCCGACACGAGCAGCTTCCTGATTGGGTCGCTGGTCGTAGAAGTTTAGATGCTTGTACAATCCTACACGTTGGACACTACGAATCAAACGTAGTGCAGTAAGCTGTTGTGCGTACTGCATCGCGGTTGGTTCCACGCAGATGATGCGTGATGTCTTCATCGTCTTCGGAACCGATACGACCCTTACGGGACGTTCGCTACGAGGTACCGTGAACTCTCTGTTCGACTGGTGTACAGTTGAAAAACCGTACAATTCTTCCCAGCTGAACAAATCATCCCACCTCTTGTAGAAGTCGCGACCTCTGTACTTTCCATTAGCCCACGCCTTATCAGCGGTGGCTCCTGGACCGTGCTTTGGAAGTATCGACTCATCGTCGATAGTGGCTCTGAAAGCAACGTCTATCTTCGGAAAAAACCGTCGACAGACATTGTCCAACATCGTCACCTTCTCCTTCAAGAACTCAGGCAGTCTTCGCAGACTGTCGTCTGTCATCTTATAAGTCTCTTTGGCCTTTTGATCCCGAAAAGGATCGCAGACCTTGAAGACTTTCTTATAGAAGAGACAGATTTGCTGTATGAAGAACACAGCATTTGCGTCTGGATGCTCTAAGAGCAAACCAGTCTGCGCATCGAACACACGACTCGTCAACCCGTGTAAGAAACACGGGAGAACGGATACACGTTTAGGTCTCTTACGAAACCTTGCGTATATTGAGGTCGCAATGCGTCCTTCTTGTAAGCTCGAAGTGAGCCACTCGGAGAACGTAGGAAGGGTAATCCCGAGAAAGGATTCGCCCTCGTGTTCATAACGTGACAGTATTGTACTTTTGTCACGATTCATGCTAGCACAAGTAGTAAGATGTGCTTCATCGAGTAGTGTCAGAAGGATTTCTAGGCTTTTCATAGATTCTCCTTATTGAAGGAGGGTTTCTATCCATAGCCTCACATGGTCGAAGATTGCATCCACTTTAGAGTGGATGCAACGCGCTAAGTCCGTCAATGTGCCGAACGCACAAGTGAGCTTGATTTGCATCAAGACTCCAGTGCGAGAAATTTCGTCATATTGGCCGACTGTGACATGTAGCCACATATGCCAGTAAGGATATCAGTCAGCTGAACGGAAGTAAATCCGGCAGAAGGCCGATTCAATACAACATATGCGCTTGCAGAGACAGTTTTGGTCAGACCCGTAGATGGATCCGTGTACGGAGTATAGAAGTCGAGGCGCGCCTCAGAACGAGTACGATTACCACGCGTATGCGTGATCTTCGCACCGTAGAGAGCGTCCGACGTACTATATTCCGACGCGTATCCATCAGTACGGATTCGGGCCATAGACTTGGCGGTCCCTCCGGATAGGGTATTAGTTTGCCCTACCGAAATTGAGATGGGATCAGCGAACATGGGAAGTCCTTTTCTTGTTGTTGGGAGAGCCTCATGCTCTCCATACTATGCCCTGGGGGCAGAATGTTTACCGCCCCTAGAGAGACCTAGTGCAGCAAGGATAGACCACTGATACGCCGATAAAGACGCAAAAGTAGTCCCAAACCCGAAAGGGTTAGCTTCCTCCCTTTGCCTGAATGTATATTCCGTACGGCTTGCGCCGTCGAAGTAGACATCAGGACCTGACCACACACCAGCCGTGCGAACTCCCGTGTGCATAGTGACTTGGCCGCGAGCCTCATATATGAGTGTTTCAGAACACATCACATATGCGTACTGCGCGACCACGCCATAACGAGCACGAGAGTACACGTTGGATAGTGCGGCCCCAACCGATGTAAACCAATCCAGTAACCAAGACCACGGCATTAACTTGTAAATTATTG